ACCAGTCTTATAGAACTGCAAAAGACTTGGCACACCCAAGGCATTTTAGATATTTCAAAATTTTCGTTGTCTGTTATGGTTGCACCAAATCATTTGATTCTTACAACATTGCCAGAAAAACACAAAACAAGATTAAGCACCAAAATCAACACACACATAAAATGGTGTCGTAAAAACAATGCTGATCAACTTGCTGACCAATGGAACACTGCATNGAATTTCATGATGGCCACTGATACCAGTCAGTTCTTAGGTGAGTTCAAACGATTGACTGATATNATTGATACGCACAGAAAACAATCATTGAAAAAAGTATTGCCNGAATTCAAAGACCTAGTATGAATTCCAACGATGTTCAATGGATCCAAGTAGAAGCAACCACCAAGTGTAATGCGTGGTGTCCTGGNTGTGCTAGAAACAAAGGNGGNTTTGAACTNGCTGACAATTTGGTAATTGAAGATCTTGACACTGATAGATATTTAGAAATTTTAAAACAATTTCCAAATTTACAAGTGGTGGATTTTTGCGGCACATACGGCGATGCTATTGCAGCGGCCAACATAATTGAGCTGACTAGTATTACCAAACAATATGCTAAAAAAATAATTCTTCGTACCAATGGCAGTTTGAGAAGTACCAGTTGGTGGCAAGAATATGCAGACTTACTCAAAGACTTTGATCACGAAATTTGGTTCTGCTTGGACGGGCTTGCAGGTGTGCACGAGATATATAGACAAGCCACAGACTTTGATACTGTTATCAAAAACGCACAAACATTTATGGCTGCTGGCGGAGTAGCAGTTTGGCAGTTTATACCTTGGCAACACAACGAACATCAGATCATGGATTGTATGCGTATGAGTCAACGATTGGGGTTCAAAAGATTTGAATTTATCAAAGGTGTGCGCACTCAATTCACAGCTAGACATTATCAAACTGGTGTACCAATTGAACTGAAGACTTGGTCCAAGAACAATGTTATGAGCAAGTATGAACGGGCAAGGACCAAGGTAGAAAGCTCAAATTGTCAACATCTCTCACAGTCTAGTGTGTACATAAATGCGTCTGGATCAATTGCCAACTGTTGTTACTTTAACAAAAATCGTTCCAAGCACNGCATCGATCAACTGGTTGATATTGAGCAAGAAATAAAAGATATTCCACATAAAACTTGTCTTTTCCATTGCGGAAGCTAGACAAATTTGTTATAATTGAAAATATGATTCAAATTAATAATCTNACAGTTCGAAATTTCATGAGCGTTGGCAACGCTACCCAGGGTATCAACTTTGATCGCAATGACTTGACTTTGGTCTTGGGCGAGAACCTGGATCTAGGTGGCGATGGTAGTCGCAACGGAACTGGTAAGACAACAATTATCAACGCATTAAGTTATGCTTTGTACGGGCAAGCACTGAGCAACATCCGCAAAGATAACTTGATCAACAAGACCAATACCAAAGGTATGTTGGTTAGTTTGGATTTTGAAGTGTCAGGACAAAGCTACAAGATTGAGCGTGGTCGCAAGCCCAACATCCTAAAGTTCTATATCAACAACAAAGAACAAACTTCTTCAGATGACACCAGCCAAGGTGATTCAAGAGAAACACAGGATGCTATTGAAGCGGCATTAGGTATGAGTCACGATATGTTCAAACATATTCTAGCACTGAACACTTATACAGAACCATTTTTAAGTTTAAAGGCCAATGATCAGCGCACAATCATTGAACAGTTGCTGGGCATTACTATGCTCAGTGAACGAGCTGATAGAATCAAAGAACTCAACAAAGAAACCAAAGATTCTATTCAGCAAGAAGAATTTAGAATTCGTGCGGTAGTCGAAGCCAACAAAAGAATAGAAGAACAGATTGAAGCCATTAAGCGCAGACAAACCATGTGGGCCAACAAGCACACCGAAGACATCAACAATTTAACAACTGCACTGGCATCACTGCAAGAAATTGATATTGATGTAGAAATTCAAGCACACAAAGATCACAAGATCTGGGATCAAAAGCGCAAAGACATCAACGACTTGGCCAGTGCAATTAGTCGTACTAAACTTGATCTGGGTCGAGAAGAAAAGAATATTGCCAAGTTGGTCAAAGATATTGCCGCATTGGAGAATCATACTTGCCACGCCTGCGGGCAAGACTTACATGACAGCAAGCACGAAGAAGTGCTAGCAGGTAAACAAAAAGATCTAGCCACAGCTCAGGCCAATGCATATACACATGCCGATGATTTGGCAAATCTTGAATCAACACAACAAGAGTTAGGTGCATTAGGTAAACCTCCCAAGATGTTCTACGATCGAGAAGAAGATGCTATTCAGCACAGAGCCACTTTGGAAAATTTACAAAAACAAATTGTAGAAAAGTCAGNAGAAGTCGATCCTTATGGTGAACAAATTGAAGAAATGCAAGGTCAAGCACTGCAGGTAGTTGACTATGAAGTTCTCAATGACCTCACAAGGCTACAAGAGCACCAAGACTTCTTGCTTAAACTACTGACTTCCAAAGATAGTTTTGTACGCAAGAAAATCATTGAACAGAACTTGAGCTATTTGAATCAACGCCTAACACACTACTTGGATCGTATCGGCTTGCCGCACACAGTGGTGTTCCAAAATGACTTGAGTGTGAGCATTGAAGAACTGGGCAGAGAGTTAGACTTTGATAACTTGAGTCGTGGTGAACGCAACAGACTTATTCTTAGCATGAGCTGGGCGTTCCGTGATGTTTGGGAAAGTTTATATCAACCAATCAATGTGTTGTTCATTGACGAAATGATTGACTCTGGATTGGACACACAAGGTGTAGAAAATGCTCTGGGCTTGCTGAAGAAAATGAGTCGCGAGCGTCATAAATCAATTTGGTTAGTGAGTCACAGAGATGAACTTGCTGGCAGAGTTGAAAATATTTTAAAAGTCGTAAAAGAAAACGGCTTCACTTCCTANAGTACCGATGTCGATATTGCTTAATCATCAACACTTACACATAGAACTAAGCAGTAAGTGTACGCTAAAGTGTCCACGGTGTCCTAGAACAGAGTTACACCCAGACAGTCTAAACAAAGAAATCAGTTTAGACGATTTTCAACGAGCATTTGATTTGTCATTGCTCAAAGAAATTAAAACTATATTGTTCTGTGGTGACATTGGTGATCCAATCTACAACACAGATTTTTTAGAAATTGTGCAGTATATCAAACAAAATTCAACTGCACGAATCAATATTGTGACCAACGCCAGTTATAAATCCGCAGAGTGGTGGACACAACTTGGTACCACGCTTGACTCCAGTGATGAAGTAACATTCAGTGTGGATGGCTGGGATCAGACAAGTAATAACTTGTACAGAGTCAACAGTAACTTTGAAAGTATTGTTGCAGGTGCCAAAGCCTTGCGAGCCAGCAGTACCTGTAATATGACTTGGAGCACAATATATTTTCGATTCAACGAAGACAAAATAGACACTATTCGCGATCTAGTAAAAAGTTTGAATTTTAACACCCTGCGTTTTGTTAAAAGCAGCAAGTTTGATGGACGCTATAACATCGACGATGCAGACTTGTTAAAACCTGTCAATTCTGACTATGTTGCTCAAACTTCTCAGTACGAAGATTTTTTGTACCCGTTGAATGGTCGTCACATTCCAATCAAGCCCTTGGTCCACCGCACTGAAGCTCACCCTTGGGCCAAATGTATTCGTTGGGAAAAAGATATTTTTATCAATGTTGATGGATTGGTACTTCCGTGCCCTTGGTTCAACAACATGTACATACAAAACAATTTTGTAAAAACACACAGAGACAAAATTAATATCAAAACAAGAACACTAATGGAAATTTTGCAAGATCCGTTATGGAATGAGTTGTATCAAAGTTTTGACACACACCCATTTGAGATATGTCAATACAAGTGCAAAGATGCTAGATAAAATATTTTGTAATATACCTTGGTACGAAGTGCATATCAATGCTGACGGCACTTATCACACCTGTGGAGCTCAGCCCAACAAGATCAGTGGAACTCTTGATGCCACCAAATACAATGTGCATGTTATGTCTATTCCAGACTGGATAGATAGTCAACATCAACTCCGGGCTAGACATAATAAATTAAACGGCATTGCAGAACCACTGTGTGGTATGTGCTATCACGAAGAAACACTGGGATCAAGCAGCAAGCGAGTCAAAGAAAATCACAAAAGCAAAATAGATCCTGTGAATTTTTACAAAACATTTGACAAAAATTATTTTGAAACACTGACTCCTAGTATCAATAGTTTTCATATCAGTCTGGGCAACGAATGTAACCTGGCCTGCAAGATGTGTGGCCCTACTGCCAGCAGCAAGATTGCAGTGGCCGAGATTCAAGCAGGTAGATATCATGGCCCTGCTAGACAAAATTGGACAGAAGATCCTGCGGCCTGGAAGCATGTAACAGAATACATCTGCAACACTGCTGATCTGCGTTTTATACACCTGATAGGTGGAGAGCCACTGTTAAATCCCAGATTTGAAGAGTTGATAGACTGTTTGATTGCTGCAAACAAAACAGACATTTATCTGGGCTTTACCACCAACGGCACTGTGTTCAGCAAGAGTTTGATGGACAAGCTCAATGTGTTTAGGCATGTTGATGTGGGCATCAGCATAGAGTGCATGGGAAAATTAAACGACTTTGTGCGACAAGGGTCTAGCACACAAACGGTGTTAGACAACATTGACTTATACCTTAAACATCGCAAAAAAGCACATGTGTATGTTACAATAAGGCCAGTGCCCAGTGCATTGACTGTGCACACATTGGATGAACTATATCATTGGTGTGTCACTAGAGAAGTCGATGTAATGACCAATATTTTAAACGAACCTGAGTATCAACAGATTGCGCAACTGCCTGTGGATATCAAACAAAAGCTAATTGATCGCTACAGTACATGGCAACACAGTGAACCAGCACCGCTGGACAGTAATCCTCGCGACCCAACTTGGTTCAAGCAGCACATTGACAACGAAATCAAAGCAGTGATTGCGGCATTACAACAACCCGGTGATGCTAAATTTACCAAAGAGTTGTACGAAAAATTAGAACTATGGCATTGGCTGGATGACCCAGATATAGCAAAATATTTTGTATCCACGGAAAAATCATAATTATAGTTCATGCCATGGCTTTATCAAAATCAAATTGTAAAAGAATTGCCCGAAGACTGTGTTGGGTTTGTGTACCTTATAACCAATACAATAAATGGACGCATGTACATTGGAAAAAAACTAGCAAAATTTTCTAAAACAACATACAAAACAGTCAAACAAAAAAATGGTATTAAGAAGCGAAAGAAAATACGCAGCAAAATTGATTCAGATTGGAGAGATTATTATGGCTCCAGTCCAGAACTCACTGCAGATGTTGTTGCACTCGGAGTTGAAAATTTCTCTAGAGAAATACTTTATTATTGCAAGTCAAAATCAGAATGTAGTTATATTGAAGCTAGAGAACAATTTTCAAGAAAAGTGTTAGAGTCAGCAGATTACTACAATGGGCACATACAAGTTCGTGTGCATGGTAGTCACATAAAAGACAAGTTGTCAACAAGGATATAAAATGTCAAAAGAGAAATTACTAATATTTACAGGGTGCAGTTTTACCGCTGGAGCAGGATGGAAAAATGACGGGACTCGTTTCAGCAGAGACAAAAGTCACCCGGATTTCTTCCCAAACCTGGTTAATACTCAAATTGATCAATTCCAAGGCCTTGCACAGGTTAATTACGGCGTAGGTGGTGCATCTTGTTCTGAAATATTCATACAAACAACACAGGCAATAGCCGAGCATGGCGATAAAATTGACACAATATTTTGCGAGTGGACTGCCATGCCAAGATATAATTTCAATTTAGGGTTTGAAGACTGGAAAACCAAAGAAACTTTATCTCCAAATGGTAGAATCAAATATGATGTGAATCTAAGCACCGGAGGGCGTGTAGAAAAAAAATATGTAGATGATTTATTAGACAGGCTCAAAGCACTACATCATCTACATTCTGAAATTCTTTTGTTAGTAAACTATTCTAATATTTTATTAAAACTAGCAGAAAGATTTGGTATCAAGCTGTATTTTATCAATGGACTATGTCCGTGGGACAACAATTATTTTGTCAGATTATCAGATGAAACTCCGTACAGTGAGTACACACCGTTTACTAAAAAAGAAATATTAGATGTTGAAAATCGCACTCCAGAAAATATTTTAAAATTTTATAAACGGATGCACGACGAATATGATCGTGCTGGGGGGATTCATCCAGAGCTTTGGGTCAACCTCTATGATTCAATGTTAAACAACATAGTAGATACCAACTACGATGGCCGTCACGGCGGAACGAAAAGTAATCAAATATGGTTTCAGCAAATTAAAACATTTTTAGAAAATCAATAAATTACATGTCTAAAGTAGTGTTCACTGGTTGTAGTTTTACCGCAGGAAACGGGTGGAACAACTGCGATGATATACAAGATAGTTTTTCTTCGCATTGTAAAGATTCTGTAGACTTGTGGGTGAACTTGTGCTATAATCAACTTGATGAGTTAAGTAGGTCTGAGTTATTAAACTACGGAGTAGGTGGTGCGTCTAACACAGAAATTTTTATCAACACAATTCGTGCGATAACAGAACACTCAGACATTGACACAATTTTTTGTCAATGGACTAGTATGCCCAGGTATAATTTTCATCTAGGGCTAGAACTGTGGAGCACCAAAGAAGGAATTGGAAAAGTAATGAGACCCGAGCATGATGTCAAGTTGTCTGACGGAACTGTTTGGAGTAGAAAATACATCGAAGATGTTGTAGATAGATTCAGAGTACTGCATCATTTACATGGCGAAATTCTCAAAGTTGTAGAGTATTCTAATATTTTAGAAAAACAAGCCAAAAAATTCAATATTAAAATATATTTTATCAATGGAATGTGTCCTTGGGACAACGATTATTTTGTCAGATTGGCTGGTGTTATGCCCGAACAATTTACTCCGTTTACCAAAAAAGAAATTCTCAANATTGAATCTAGAAGCGACCAAGACATTTTTAAACTTTATAAACAAATTCACGATGAGTACGATCAATCTGGAGGTATCAATAAGAATCTCTGGGTCAATTTGTACAATTCAATGAAACAAGACATGTTAGACACCAACTACGATAATAAACACCCAGGCAGAAACAGCAATCAACTATACTTTCAACAAATCAAAANATTTTTAAAAAATCAACACAATGCTTTATAATTCAAAATTTGAACGNCTTGTTGATGGCNTTGAATTCACTGCCNANGATCCGTGTATTTGGGTTGTGTATCCTCCTGGAGCAGCCGGAGATTTGCTAGCAAGTCTAATAAATTTTCATTTTATAAACACAGGAAGTAAATATTTTGGAATTGCAGATCGTGGACAAGTTATATTCAGGCCCAGCGACGAGAAGATAATTAATAAAAAATATTTAAAAGGCAACGATGTATTACTTGATAATCAATTCTTACACGATGTAAATACTGAACTAGGCAACAAAAATTTAAACTATGGAATGCTGGATCAGATAATTTTTTCCAGTCATTCATTCAAAAACAGTCATGTAAAACAAATAAAAAACTTTTTTCCTAAATCAAAAATTATACGACTAATGCCCAGCGATATTCAAGAACAAAATCTTGCATATTGGATGGGTGTATATAAAAATCAAAACATACTAACAGAATATACCACAACCACTGAAAACTTTGTATTTGATAAAGTACCAAAACACATACACGACTATGTGCTAGATATTAATCTCACTGATATTGTTAATAAAACTAAATTTGAACTAACTTACAATAAAATTATAGAATTTCTCAACTTACCATACAAACTAATAAGATTTGACTTTATTGAACATTGGATTTCAAATCAGCACCCAACAATCAAACCAATTTTACAACAACTAGGCAACTAAACGACTCTGTGGCAGGTGCAATGACCTGCCCCCATTGAGGAACGGTGAGATACCCGGTCCAGACTTGGGCGTCAAAGGCAATTGCTAACTTAAGGCAACAAAT